TTCTTCTAAAGTTTTGAGCCATTTATTTTCCTTTGTTTATAATGCGATTGACATTGCAATCACTAATCCTGTTGTTACGTTAACTGAAGAGGCACTATTTGCCGCCGCAGTGGCACTGTTAGCCGCCGCAGTTGCCGAGTTTGCCGCATTTGTAGCTGAAGTAGCCGCCTCTGCCGCTTTTGTCGTTGCCGTTGAGGCATTTCCACTAGCACCTTGAATTGCTGTAATGTTACTGTTTACAGTATTGATTGCACCAATGTTAGTTGCCGCAGTGTTTACTGAAGCAATAGAACCACCAACTAAATCTACATTAGTAATTGCACCTGCAACTGTATCAATTTCTGAACTTGTTTCATTTAAATCATCTGCAACTGTTTCTATTTCTGAAACTGCTTCTGCTAAATCATTTGCTACTGCAATAACTTTTGCAATATCAGTTGCTACTGTGTTAACTGAACCAATGTTAGTTGCTACAGTATTTATGTTTGTAGAATTTGAGTTAGCTGTAGTAATAGCTGATATGTTACTATTAACAGTATTAATTGCTGATATATTGCTATTAACATTGTTAAGAGTAGTCTTATCTGAAGCTGATAACCACGTGTTTTCTATATAATTCTTTGTAGCCGCATGTTGTGCGGCAGTAGGGTCTGCAACATTAGTAAGTCTTTTACTTTGTGCGTCCCATTGAAAATCTGTAGCTGAAATCTTAATAACGTCATTAGCATCATCAATAGCTTCTTGACCCATAAAGAACGCTTGGTCTGAGTCTGTATCTAAATCATTTTCTGTAAGTACAGAACCAGAAGCATAATCTACTAATTTAGTCCCTTGTGACGTTTTTCTTCTAATTTCAATAGCCACACTTGAAGCAGGTGCACTGTTGAATGTCAGTGTAGTTCCTGCGGCATTTAAGGCGTAAGCTGTAGTAGCCACCCCTGCTAATGTTACAATAAGGTCTGCTGTACTTCTATAACTAAAAGGTATAGAATAGGCTGTGGTGTTATTATCACCAGTATACCTTACAAAACTATTTGCCATTAAATTCCTTAAATTTGATTATTTTATCTAAAAGGGGTACTTTATTACTTTAAAAGATTGAGCTCCCTTTCAAGCTCCATATTACCTAATTTTTCTTCAAATTTAGATATAGTAGTGTTCTTACCATCTACTTCAAATACTGCATATTCTTTTACATAATTTCTTGCTTCTAACTCATATTCTCTTATTATTTCTAATAAATATTTATCTCCCTCATATTTACCTGCAAATCTTGAATTATTATAAAATCTAGTATTATACCTAGATTCTGGGTTTTCTAATTCATCAACAAATCTTTCATTAAGAGTCATACCACCTAACATTATTTGACTAGCCACAATATTAGTAGCTTCATATAAAGATGTACCTACAGGTAATGTTAGCTGTTTATTGTTTTCTACATCATAGAACAAATCTTTATTCCAAGTTATATTTGTTACTGTATGCTCTTTCATATTGAAAGACTCACCATATCCCAATGAAATTCTGAATGATGGTCTTTCCCATTGTATATTACTATTGTTTAAAATTTCATTAGCTCTTTCAGATAAAACTATTTTTTTACCTGTTTTGTCTGTTATAGATGAACTCCAATGTTTAGTAACAGGAAGTATATCTTGAGCGTTACCTAATAAAATACCTTGAGGTTTTGGATAAACATTTTTTAATGGGTCTCTTCTTGGAGATAAAGCATCACCATTCAGTATATCAGGCATGGATTTATTTAAGTATTTTGTATCTATAATATCAAGTAATTCATGTGGAAGTGATTGTGTTATGTGGTCAGAAAAAGTATTTAACTCTGTTTCAGCATCACCAAATACTTTATTTGTCCATCTCCATGTTGTTGCTAATGGTACAAATTTACTTGATGTTCTGTTTATTTGTTTATCAACTTTACTTATATTTTTAGCACCTTCTTCTACACTTGCTTCTGGTTCACTAAAGATTGCCATAAATTCAAAGAAATCTTGTGTCATTAATTGACTAGCAAATACGTTAGACCATATTGCAAATGATGAACCTGCCACGTGTTGCATAAAATCAGTTACTTTATTTTGAACTGCTCTGTTTGCATCATCATTCCAAATATCACCCATCTCTTCAATTGAATCTCTAATAGAAGCGGCAATTACAAATGGTACAGAAAAAGGATACATTCTATTTAATGAAACATATTGAGTTTCACCATTTGCATCTTCATATTTATATGCAAATCTATGTTTTCTATCTTTTTCTTTAAATCCTGTAATCTTACCTTGCCAAGCTAACAATGCCGCATAAGTGTAAACAATTCTTCCTAAATTTTGTATAGCTTCTGCTTTTTGTCTAACTATAGGGTCAGACGCACTTAACATTCCTCTAAATTCCAAATTTAATTTATTAAGAACAGGTGTCATTTGCCATGCAGTTTTAAATAAACTCATTGGTGTTTTAACAAAATGTAATCCTGTAAATATACGCATTAATGGATACTTGTTTGCTAAATCTAATACTAATTGACCTAAGTTACTTCCGCTTTGTTTTTGGTCAGGGAAGAATTGATTAGCGTCAAGTAATGGACTTCTTAAATTTTGTGTAAATGAGTTTACTTGTGAAACAAACGTAGGGTCATACACTGTTGATTTTGTTAAGTCATCTAGTGATTTAACTTCAACACTATTAAATTGAGATGTTGGTCTAAAGTTACCAAATTCATCTTCGTATTGATAATACATTTCTGACCATTTCTTTTCAAACGTAGTTTGCTTACCTTTTTGTGATTCTAAATCAGAAAGTAATTTATTTAGTTTATCTAACTTTTTAGTATTAATCTTATCTTGTGCTTTTTCAAATCTAATGTTTTCTTTTGCAGATATAATTTTATCTTGTAATTTAATTATGTTTACTTTGTTAAGTTTTTTATTTTGTTTCCATAAATCAGGATAAAATTTTCTCATTCTTTGATTTACATTGGCTACTCTAGCGGCTCTGTTAAATATATTTTTTGTAAATGAGTCTCCTGCTCCTAATCCACGTAATGTTAAGAAAGATAATTTACCAATAGGTGAGCCTATAAATGCCGCACTTTGTTTAATTTTACTATCAGACTCTTGTAATTGTTTGAAAAATGTTTCCATGTTTCGTTGTTGTCTACCGTCAAATCTGTGTTCTAAAGTGTCACCTACACTTCTATTAGCTTTCCATGAAAGTTGTGCTTTCTTCCAAGCAATTTGATAAAATCTAAATTGACTCATTAACAAATCATTTGCCATTCTAATTTGGTCAAGAGCTAACTGTCTGTCACCTCTTCTTAAACTTTGTAAACCCATTATATAATTTTCTGCAATAAATCCTTGAAATTTAATAGCTGTAGATAAAATGTTTACTTCATGTGTAGTAGGGTCTCCTAACAAGTTAGCTGTTGTATATTCATTCAATGCTTCAAATAGTGTAACTTTTTTATCTTTAGTTTTTCTATTTGTTTTTCTAATAACTTTACGCATTGCTTCATCATTACCAGTTAATTCAGCTAAATTTTCTATAGTTTTTATTTTCTGTGCAGGAGTCATTTTCTTTGTTTCTGCTAGTATTCTAGGTAAATCTTTACTAATGATTGTATCAACATCAAATCTTAGTTTATCTGCTTCTGTTAAGCCAACTACTATTTTTTGTTGGTTTAAAGCATCAGACACTCCTTGCACTGTTTTAATATGATTTTGTACTAATACAGCATTTTCATTTAAACTTTTTTCTAATGAATTAGCTACTGCAAGTTTTTCATTAATGTCTACAGCTTCATTCATTAACTTTTTAATTTCTACTATTTCTTGACTTTTATTAATAATGTTAATTCTACCTGCATATATTTTAGGTGCAAAGTCAGGAGCTTTTTCTGCTAAGTTCTTTAATTCTGTTTGTAATTTTAATCTAGCTTTTTTATCTTTAACCATAATATTAGCTTTTTCTACTATCTGGTCAAATAATCCAACTCTTTGATTTACTCTAACTTTCTTTTCGTCTTTTAATCTTTTAACTATTCTAACTATTTCTTTTACAGCAGGTGTTAAAGACTTATCACTGCTAATTCTATCTAAATTAATAATAGGAGTTTTTCTTTTTATTTGTTTTACTTTCTTTTCTATTACAGGTGTGTGGTCTTTTTTAATAGTTACTTTTTTTGGTTGTTTAATTTTTGATTTAGTAGGTGTAGCAACTCCAAAATCTAAATCATAGTCACCTTGAAATCCCTCACCTTTATCATAAAATTTACCTGCTTTTCTTTTACCAGTCCAATAACCCATGCTTCCACCAATAACACCTTGTGCCGCACCACCTGCCGCACCTGCAAGTAATGTTCTTGTTATGTTGTAATCAGTCATTAATTCGGCATCTATTTCAGCAGTCTGTCTAGCCATATCTGCACCTGCACCAATAGCAAAACCGTAAGCCGCTTCTTTTTTAGCTACGTCCCAAGCCGCCGCTTTAGCCGCTTGTTTTTGAAATTCTTTTTTTAATGCACCTTTTAGGGGAGTTGTTGCCGCAGTTTTAACTATGGTACTGGCTGTACCAAATGAGATTAAGTTAAGAGGGTCTGAAATTAGAGCAGGAATAAAGTCTTTAGCCCATTTTGTAAAACCTATAGTTTGTCCACCAAAATAAGGTAAGTCTGCGTATACTTGTGTTATTTCTGCCCAGTCGTGTTTGTATTTTTTATCTTTAGCTAAGACATTACCTACGTCATAAACAATTCCGCCTGTATTGTATTCGCTCCAAATTCTGTCTTGATAAAATTTTTCTATTAATTCTTTTTTAGTGAAGTCTTTTATATCTTTACCACCAGTAACAGCGTTGTTCTTATCTGTGATACCACCTTCATAGTATCTTCTTAATACTTTTTCAAAATCATCTGATTGTAGTTTTTCTAATGCAAGTTTTTGACGCTCTATACGTTTCATTGATTGATAGTTAGCGGCTTCAATTGTTGTTCTACGTCCTCTTAATTCTGTTTTTCTAATGATAGGTTCATCATCATCTTTTAATTTGCTTCGCCAATCAGCCATTTATTTCCTTACTGTAAATACTTAGCAACCAATTCATCTAGTTGACTAGAGTTAATATTAAATATTTTTGCTATTGATTCTTTATCTGATTCAGTCATATTACTGTTGAAAAATTGAGAAGATACAGGTCTTTGTAGTATAGTAGACAATCCTTCTATAAATGCTTTACCTTGAGCCTCTTCACTTTTCTCATCTTTGTCTGTAAAGAAATCAAACATTCCTTCTTGAAGTGCAGGTAAATCAATTGATTCACTAAAATTAATTATGTTATCTCTAATAGCATTTAAGTCATCTGTATAATCAACATTGTTAATACCTAAGTTATCTAAAATTTGTTCTATTATTGTTTCACCTTCATCAACATTAGGTGTACTTTCATCATCAGAAAATATATTAATACCTCTTTTTAATAATTTTTGTATTACTGGTTCAGATTTTAATAATTCAGATATAGGTATTAAATCTTTTTGTGATTCTGCTTTTAATGCTTCAATATCTTCTGAGTCAAAGTTATCAGTTATTTTTCTAATTTCAGTTTGGTAGAAGTCTTGTACTTGAGAACCTTCTCCTTCATCAAAGAACTCTGACATAGACATGTTTTCCATTTTAATTTCCATAGCATCTGTCCAGTTTTTGTTGTCATACTTCTTCATTATATTTAGAAATTCATTATTTAAAAATTCTTGTGCATCTTTTTCCCATTGGTTTCTAACTTCAAATGATGCTGTTCTAGGCGGTTTAGGGAATTGTTCATTCCATTCTTGCCATGCGTCACCAAAATCATCTTTTACTATTTCTGCTACAAGAACTTCTGTTTTACCTGTATCAAATTTACTGTTTTTAGGTTTAATTTTATCGGCTAACAATGAAGTAACTTCTTTTAATTTAAGTTTATACTTTTCATTTTCTCTTGGTGGTGTGTAATAAGCATTTTGTGTTTGTTCTGCCGCAGATAATTTATCTAATATTTTTTCTTTACTAGCAGTAGATATTTTTATACCTTTCAGAGCTTCATTTAACTCATCTATTTTATAATTGTATTTTCCTAATTCTACATCTTTCTGTATTGCTTTTACTTGGTCTGTATCTTCAGTCAATGACTCTGCCGCATTAACATCTTGTAAGAAAACAGAAGCGGAATCACCATGCTTTTTAATAAATTCTTCTTTAAGTTTAGCTTTTTTAACTGGGTCTGATTCATTAAGGTATTCTTTTGTAGCATCAGCAATAGCGGTACTTTTTTCTCTATCTTCTCTAGTGGCTTCTATGTTTTCTAAAGATACTTGCTTTGCAAATAATTGCTTTTTAAGTTCTGCGTGTTCAGGTTTATTACTATTGAAAAAAGAAGGTAAATCATTTCCTCTATTAGCTTTTAATATTAAAAATGCTTTTTGAATTTCGCTTGAATGAGTTGCATTGTTCATTATATTCTCTACATGTGTTAATGCTATTTGATTTATCATGTCATTACTATACATTTTTGAAACAGTTTTACCATCAGCACCAATCATATCATATTGAAGAGAGTTTAATTTTTCAAAATAACCATCTTTAATTTCAGCATCAGTTATATTTTTAACCATTGCAATTCCATCTAGTATCTTTGTTTCATAATTAAATTTACCTCTATCTTCAGCATCTTTTGTCATCAATTTAGATTTAAAAGCTGTAAACTCTGAAGCAAATCCTAAAGCATAAGAATCATCTTTATTATCAAAATCTTGTGAATCTAAATAAGGTTTAAAGAAATTATTTAAGTTATCAGTTTTAAAGTCATAATCTCCTGCTTCTATAGATTTTGTAATTAAATCCATTTGTTTATTAGCTTCAACTCTTCCTAAATGATATTGAACTGTTTTATCTACGTATGTACCCACTAAATCAGGGTGCTTTCCATCTTTTATTTCATTTAAAATTGTTTTACTATCTTTCCCTGCTGTTTCTAGGGATTGAATTTTCAGTGCCGCTTCGTTTTTTGATTTATCTATTTTGTAATTTTGGATTTTATCTAAGGTAGGAAGTGTGCTTTTTTGTAAAACATCTACAAGTTCAGTAGCGTCTGATACGTTAGATGAAGCCACATATCCTTTATTAAACGAATCAAAATATTTTTGAGTTCTTTGTTTTGTATAAGCCATTATAAGTCGTCCCAATTTTCAGGTGCTTTACCTGTTTCTGGTGCTGTGTTAGCATCTTTTTTAATAACACCTTCAGCACTCAAGGTAGCTATTTGTAGTGCAAGTCCTGTTCTACTAGGCATTGTCACTGGTTTAATACTGTTATAAGTTTTAACTAAGTTTGCATAAGCAGAAGATTCATCTCCTCTTAGACCAGTCAGGTCTGACCTGTAGCCATCAAGTATATCTGCATAAGACATATCATATTTACCACTAACACTTTGAAGTATTTTTGTGGCATTACCAAAGCCCAAGTTTAAACCTGTAGCTTGTTCTGCTTTTTTAGCTAAAGTATTTTTAAATATTTCTTTAGATTTTTGCATATCTGCTTCATTCTTTTCATTATCAATTTTAGCAATGTTAGCTAAATAATTTGCATCAGCATTTTTTCTTGTTTCATTGTTAGCTTTAATTTTACCTTTAGCTACAGCTTTTTTACTTTGATGGTCATATATCGCTGTTCCTACTTTTAATGCTGTAACTACATCACACATTTTTTTGTTTACTTTTCTCCTTCATCATTAATAAGAATGGTAATTTACCATGCCCATATTGTTTAATTTCTTCTTTAGGTTCAAATCCTAAAAATTGTAACCATTTTAAAGTTTTCCAATTTCGTTTATCTACAAAATTATAAACGTATTCAAATCCTTCACTCATTTGAGTAACCCAGTAAGGACACTCTTTTAAAAATTGTCTTGTATGTTTGTATAAGTCATTACTAGATAATAACCAGACAACACCATATTCAGGTATTTGACTAGGACAACTTCCAAACATGCCTATAACACCTTCATCTTTTGTACCAATAATACTATAAATTTTACTATTTGTCATTGTAAAAGGTTCAACCAGAGCTTTCAATGGACTAGCATTATTTGATGCTAATATTTCTGCTCTGTCTTCTGCCTTCATTTTAGGAGCTAACTCCAACGCATCTGCTAATATTGCAGGACGTACATACTTTTCTTTAATCATTAAATCCTTTTTGAACGTGCATGGTAGTAGCCTTCTATTTCGGCATCAGCAATATACACTGGTAAGTGTGAATCACTTTTTATATCCATGACAAATTCTGTGTTTCTACATTGTATTGGAACTCTTAATGTTCCTGAGTTAATTGCAGGTTGTCCAATAACTGACGTTGCTGTTCCAATAACATAACCATTCATTATAGTTGTAGATTTATCTCTATTATTTGGTGTTACTTCTACTTTGAAGAATCCACTATTTTCAAAATTTAAAGATATGTTTCTAATTTGAAACCTACCTGCGGTAATTGATAATAGCCCTCTACCAGTAGTTTCTCTTATATATGGTGTAGATAATCTATAAAGAGAAGAAAATGGAACACCAATATATAATGAGGTATGATTACCTTGTATTGTATATGTTGAACCACTTGTATTGGTAGCTGTGTAGTTAGCACCATTTGTTCTATCTACTGCTATTAATCCTGTCTTTGCACCATAAGGTGATGTGAACGTAGTTAAACCTGTTGCGGCATCATACGTTCCTGAAACTGACGCTTTTAAATCTAAATAAACACCATGTCCTAATGTTGTGTCTTTTAAATTTCTTAAATCTATTTTAAATAATTTTGTAGTTGTGCCTTCAGCTCCCATTACATATAAGTAACTTTCTAATGACATAATTCCTAAAATCTTAACACCTGAAAATGTCCACTTAGACCAAGATGTTTGCACTTTTTCACCTCTGTCAAAGAAATATTTATAAAGAAATATTGTATTAGCATTTGTAGCTGAAGCTGTACCTGAATATGGTGCAGTTTGTGAATCTGCTGTATCAGAAGTCAACACTGCAAGTGTATCTTCTGTTGTATTACTTACAATTTGATACGTATTTGTTGGTATTAAACTTTGTACTGATACGGTAATGTCTAATCCATCATTTGTTAATGTATCATCATCTGCAAAATATTCTCTTATTGCTGTATTATTATTTCTTGCTTGTGCAAAGTAAGCAAACTTACCTGCTGAAACTGGTGTAACTTTATCATCATGTTCAAATGAAGACACTTCATCAAGTTTAGCTGAAGTAGGTGATATAGTTTCACCTGAGCTATCTAATTTATATTGTGCTGTATCAGAAAATAATAATAAACTTTCATTAAATCCTACAGAGTTTTTAAGTGTATTAACTTGTGTACCTGAAGCCGCAATATCAATAGGGTCAGTGTCTAAAACTTGTGTAGATGTTGTTGCAAAGAAATTAAAGAAAGAAGCATTTTCTGTAAATACTAAATTCTCTCCTGATAATATACCTAATCTATTTTTGTAAAATGTTAAATTATTTATTTTCTTCCCTACAAAAGTTGGGTTAGCATTTGTATCAATATCTCCACAAACCCTATCAGTCCAATCTAATTCTTGAAAAGTAAATGTTCCATTATTGTTGTTAATCAATGCGTGTGGCATTGTAGAATTATTTAAACCTACAGAAGTAGCAGGTGCTAGAGTTTCATTCCAAACACCATTACCATCAAATTTAACATAGTAGTCAGACAATGAATCACCTTCATCACCAGTAATTTTTAATATAACACCAACTTTTCCATAATACGGTAACTTAGCAAAATCTTGTATCTTATCTCTAATAGAGTACATACCTGTATTACCAGAACCGTCAGAAGTTGAAACAGTGTAATTAGCATTGTTATCTGTTGGCTTTCCATAAATTACAGAATCATAACTTTCAAAAGTAAAATGAGATGTAAACCCAGAATAATTTGCTAGTCCTTGACTTGAAGAAACTGTTGCTCCTGTATCTGTTCTTACTGTTTTAAAACCAATACCGTCAGCCGAACCATTCCAATGTGCACTTCCTGTCCCATATAAAAGTATATCTTTAATTTTATCTGTATCTCTAAATTTACTATCAGTAGAAGCGTCATTACCAGAAGGTAATTGAAATTGTACTTCTAACTCTTGTGCCATGTTAGGGTGTTTTAATGCTATCTTATATTCTCTACCATAGTTAGTTAATTTAATATTAATTAAAAATTCTTCTACTTTAGCCGCAGAGTTTGTACTATCAGCTAATACAGTTGTTGCTGTGTTAGCAATAAATGTGTAATCTGCAATATTAACTAATTTAAAATTATCTTTAGGATTAGTTGAAGTTAAATAACTTGAACCACTTGCTACAGTAACAGTTTTTGCATTACCATTTAAATCAAATACTTTAATACCACCATTGTATAATGCTACAATGTATTGATTAGAAGCATCTCTTTGAATTGACCAAAATTTTGTTGTGTTGGGATAAACATTACTTGCGTCTAAAGTTGCTACATAGTCTAGTGAAGGTCTTTTAGATAAACCTTCTACAATACTATTTGCAAAATTAACTTGGTCTTCCCCTTGATTTATTCCTCGTTGAGTAGGTGTCTGCTGAGACATACCATTGAGAAAATTAGGTATAGACTGCGATACAACACCGCCCATTAGTATGTCCTTCTAGTAGTTCTGTTAATTATTGAGAAAGTATTAGAGTCTCCATTTAAAATATTAATATCTGATTCTTGTGAGTCTGCTTGATGAAAAGACATTAATGCTTCATTTTCATCTTGACCAATTAATTGTGTAATTTCTTTATCCCCAATAAATCTTGAAGCAAATCTTCTAGCGGCTTTCATTGCTACGTATCTTCTTGCATATTCTGGGAGATGTTCAAATTGTTGAACTAAGACTATGTCAACTGAACTAGGTGCACTTGTAAATACATCAGTATGATTTTCCATATCGTATAGAAATCCGTTTCTAATTGTATAGTTTAAGTGTCTGTATTGTGAGTTTGCATCTGCTTTTACACAGTTTGCAGGTAATGGGACTTTGTTATCACTATCTAAAGATAATGATTTATAATTCGTATGTGTATTGAAATTCCAACCTTGAGATTGAATAGACATAGATGTTTCATCAAGAATATTTTTAGCGACAGATACATCTACAGTTGTTGTTCCTGTAATTGAGTTTACTGGAGCTTCTCCAATTGTACTCAACATAATATTAACTGCTTGTAACTCAGTAGTTGGTGTAATTTGTGTTGTCATTTTTCCTTTGTTTAAAATATAGAAAAGGGGGATTTGACTCCCCCTAATCTAATTAATAGTAAAGAAACTATTACGCTTCTTTAATACCTACAGCCGCTTCTGGTCTTAATACACCATGTCCCATAGCATATTTAGCAACCATTAACGTACCTTGTCTTCTTATGTCGTACTCTTTTTCAACAGCTAAATCCATTAGCTTAACAGTTCCTACTGCTGAAGGGTGAGATACAAGAGCAACATAGTTAGATAGATTAACCGCTTGAGGGTTAGAACCACCTGCTGTTGCTGAACCTTGGTCTACACCAGAGTTTACATTAGAGCTTACAAAGTGTGCCACAGGTACTAATTCAATACCTGCAATTTTAAGCACTTTACCTTCAGCGATTGAACCTTTACCACTGAAATCAACATTCACTGCATTTGTAGCGTTTGCTAATTTGTAGTATTCTTCCAATCTCATGTAGCATTTTCTGCCTTCTGAAGGAACGTAGTTTGCGTCTAATTGTTTTGCCGCACCAAATAGTGCATCAATCATAGCGTTAGCCGCAGTAGCGTCTGTTGCAGATGCGATACCAGTATTAGTGATAGTTGAACCTGCTCCATATCCACTGTCAGATACGTTAGCTGATGCTAATGATGCTTGACCAATAGTTTGTAAGATATGCTTATCTTTAGTAAAAGCTAATGCTCTTCCTATCTCTTGCGAGTAAGCACTTCTTACGTCCCAATGGTTTTTAGCTTCCTCAATGTTTGATAAAAACACTGAAGATATTAAAAGGTCATTAATTGTAATAACCTTTTCGTTGTGATTTACATCAGAACCGTTGATTTCTGCTCCTGCTGTGTGGTAAGCCGCCGCTACTCTACCCATTACTGGGAAAGTTGCTGATTTACCAGATGAGATACTTCTTACCATATCTGCACCTGCTGTTTTTGAAGCTCTGTCAAAAGAAGTTAAAACTTCTCCTGCGAATACTTTTAAAAACAATGCGTCTTCTGAACCACCTGCATTTACTCGTCCAACGGAAACTGGACTTGCGTTTGCCATATTATTCTCCTTTGTGATTGTATGACTTAGTTTATAAAAGCCTCTTCAATTCAGTTATTTAGTCAAGATTGTCTACCGCAGTAGGTCAAGTTATTTGGCTAAACTGTTGATGGCAGTTGCCACGCATAAGCGTTGCACAACTAATATTTTTTATTTTTCGGTTTCGGCTTTGGTTTCGTTTTTGGTTTTGTTTTCGGTTTCTTTTTGTCCATTAGCTTTCTCCTCTATGTCTTTTATTCTTTTTAAAGAACATTCCACGTGTGTTAATTTATCAAATCTTTCTCTTAAAATTTTCATAAAATTATCGTGGTCGGCAACACCTATTGGTTTTTGCAGGAAGGTGTCAATCACTGCTGTATGTTCAGCTTGTTCAGCTTCATACTGTTTTTTCAAAGCGTATAAAAACATAATTATAACTTTGAATTAGATATTTTAGTTTTAACCGCCGCTTGATAAGCAGGGTCTTTAGAATATCTAGGGTCAGACATAGCCTGTGTTACTTCAGCCCAAGATTCGTAACCTTGTTCTCCTGAAGGTGTAGCTTTGCCTTGTACTAATTTAGGGTCTGAACCATTAGCTATTTCATATTTAGCTTTAAGACTGTCAACTGCTAATTTAACAGTATCCATATCTTTACTATTTACTGCTTGATTATATGCTTTCTTTTCACCGTCAGTCATATTATCAGAAGCCCATTTTGACATTTCATCATAAGCCTCAACACCACCTACCATATTTTTTATAGTAGAAGTTTGTTGGTCGCCTATAGCTTTTTGTCCTGCAATAAATTGGTCAACATATTCTTTTGGAATACCTGACTTCTCTAATGCTTCGTATGATTTTTCATCTAACTGACCTTTTTCTGCATATTCAGAAGCTAGACTATCCATGTCTAACCCTGCATTTTCAACAGCTTTCTCAGCTATGTTTAAATCATTTTTTTGTTCTTCTTGTTTTGGAGCTTCTTCTCCTTCTTTTAAAGTAGCCTTATTTACTGGGTCTACTTCTTCTTCTTTTGGAGATTGTTCACCAAGTTTCTTTTCAAGTTCAGAATAACTTTTAGCCAAATCTTCAACTGACTTAAATTTTTCTGGTAAACCTTGAACACTTTGTGTAGACTGTTTCTCCTCTACTGGCTTTTCGCTAGTAGTTTCTTCTTGTTTTATTTCTACTTGTTCTACCATTTATTTTTCCTCTATTGTGGTTGCGGTTTAGTCGCATTATTAGCAACTGGTGCTACAGCTTTCTCAGCCATCTGCATCATCTGCTCGTTTTGCATTTGCTCTTCTTGAGCTTCCTGCTCTTGTGCTAATTGTTCTGGTGATTTTATTAAACCTTCTGTTTCAATTCCTAAACCAGTAGCGATACGCTTAATTAAATCATCTGGGTTTAAAGCCTGAACAACTTGCGGATTTATTTGTGCAAGATTTCCTATCTCTGCAACAAATTCTCTTAATTTTTGTAAATCATTTCCTCTACCTAATGCTTCAATACCAGTAATGATAGTAGGTCTTACTGATTTTTCAGGTAATGATGGAATCTCATTAGCTTGTTCCATTCTTTTCATAAGAATAGTTACTAATGGTAATTGAAATTCTTGTGATAATAATGAATATATACCACCCATAGCTGTTTCTAATTGTTCAGCCATGTATCTAATTTCTTGTGCTGTTACTCTTTCAGCATCTCTTTGAATTGCTGTGTGTAATAAGAAAGCATAAGATAATCTTTCTTCTAATTTTTGTATTGTTCTTTCTACAACTTGTAAATCATATTGTTTTTCTGCTTGTAAAACAGTAACGTCATCTTTACTTCCAGTAATAATGTCACCATTTCTACTCATTGATAAATCTTTTTTTCTAGTTACTGCATTAGGTCTTACAAGAAATATAACTTTACTTGAAGCCGCCGCAGATTCTACTAATGATTGAGACAATCCTTCTAAAGATTTTAAATCTCCTAAAAATTCTTCTACATATCCTCTTCCGTAATCTTCATTATCAACTCTAACCATTCTTAATGCTTGATAAGGCATACGGTCTTTATTAAATGTTCCTATAGACTCAGGAATTTTAATACCATTTACTTCCTGACAAACATAAAATTTCTTGTCATCTAATTTATAGATATGAGTATATAATTCTATTTCTTCATCTTTTTTATATTCAGGGTTAGCCATTATTTGTGCCGCAATGTCATCACCTAAAGCTAAGATACTTAATTTTTCTTGAATAATAATTTCACAAACATTTCCTGAACTATCTCTTTGACAAATATATTGTGATAACGGAAATACTCTCATGCTTCCTTTTTTAGGTAAGTATGTAAGTACGTTACCTGAAACAATTAAATGTTTTAATGCTTCAAATACAGATACTCTTAATGCAAGTTGTTCTATTTTATTTGATACTTCTTTTTCAATAATAGATAAAGATTTTTCAACGTCTGACTTCATCTCTTTATTTTGGTCTAACTCTTGTTTAGCTTTTCCTGCTATTGATAGTCTAAAGAAGGGAGAGTTAGGGGGAAGTAATAATAATAAAAGTTTAGAAGCTAAATTGTTGACACCCCTAGCTCCTACGGATTGGAAGGGGTTATATAAATCAGAAGTTGCAGTAAAGCCTTCAGGCTGAATAAGAGAGGGAATTGTTATTTCAGCACATTCTTCTGCTCTATCTAAGAAATGTTCTCTGTGTTGTTTTAATTTTGAATAACGCTGTTTCGCTGTATCTTGCGTAAAATTGTTATCCATGTATTCCATTTATTGATTAAGCAATATTAACGCTACCTGATGAAGTAGTAGTATTTACTCCTGCTGTAGTATTAAGTGAGCTTGTACCTGATTTTTTCTTTGCTTTTTTCTTAATATCTCCATCAATATCACTTGCCGCTACTAAAGTAGGAGCTAAGTCATCACCAATAGGTGACATATTAACTGGTAATGGAGCAGGTTTTACTTCTGGTACTTTTGGTTTTGATAAACACATATTATTTTTCTGTCCTCTCTTTTAAAGTATTAATGAAATTGACAACATCACGCTGTCCTGCTTTGAAGTAAATAGTTTTACTATCATCTTTTAATTCAGGTGATTTTTCAGGGTAAACTTTGTTTAAAAGTTTAACCAAATCATCTACAGTTTTTGGTAATGTTAAATCTTCCATAGTTTATTCGTCTAAAAAGGGAACTTTACTCCCATAAGTTACCTGTGACGCTCCCTTTATTATATTCTGTTGCTCTATTTTCAAAGAAATTAGCATGTTCTACACCATTTAACACCCAATCTAACCACCCTAAAGGGTTCTGTTTGACATTATAATTAGGTTTTAAAGACAATTGAAGTAGTCTTCTATCTGCAATATATCTAATGTATTGTTTAACTTCTTCTGCTTTTAAACCTCTAATACCACCCATTGCAAATGCCAAATCAATAAACTTATCTTCTAATTCAACCATATCTCTAGCTGTTTGATAGATACTTGCCTTAAATTTTTCTGTCCAAATATGAGGGTTTTCTTTTATTAAAGCATGGAATAATTTAATCATACTCTCAACATGATGAGTCTCATCTCTGATAGACCATGTAACTATTTGGCACATACCCTTCATTCTTCCGTATCTTTGGAAGTTAAGTAGCATTACAAATGAAGCAAACAATTGTAAGCCTTCACCAAATGCAGAGAAACAAGCTATCTCTCTAGCTAATCCTTCTAAACCTTTACCTTTACTTTGAAAAAGATAGTTATGTTTATCAGTCATTTCTTTATATTCTTGAAATGCTTTAAAGTCTAATAATTGAACTTCTCCTATTGTATCATTAAGTAATGAATAAGCGTGTGCATGATTAGCTTCACTTGTTGCAAAGGAAGATAACATCATTCTTATTTCTGGTGGTTTAAATTTAGGTATGTATTTATCTAAGTATGCTTGAGCTATATCTACATCACCTTGTGTAAAGAATTTTAATATATTACTAATAAGACTTTTTTCTTCACCTGTTAATCTCTCATTCCAGTCTCTAACATCTTCATGTAATGGTACTTCACTAGGTAGCCAGTGCATTTTTTGCATAGAATCATAAGATTCAAAAGCCCATTCATAATCAAATGGTTTGTAATGTATACGCTCTTTAAATAAACTCATATCTTGTTTTTTAACTCCTCTAAATATTCTTGTTCTTCTGACTGACAACACTCTCCAGTCTTTTCTTTTTCTTCTGTGTGTGTTTTACATTTTTTCTTTTTACCAAATATATCATTCCAATTTTTACGAAATTTATCTGTTGGTATATGAACACCATCTCTTATTTTATAATCTTTAAAACCCATACAACTCCAACCCTTCTATTATAATTATAACTAATAATTCTAATGCTAAGATAGTGTGGTAGACAGTCCACAGTACAGTTTGTTTTGGTGTCTTTCTTCTACGTCTTTTTCTACGTGGTTTATCCATTCCATCAAATATACTACTGTCTGTCATATCCACATACCTATTAGTATTCCTAATAAAAATCCTATCCAACCCCAAACTATTCCTTCTCTATAGTAAAGAGATAAAACGCTTAATTCTTTAATTAATTTTTTCATTTTTTTTCTTCTTTCTTTTGATGAAATACCTCATACCAAGTATCGCACTCATCACAATTATACATACTTACAATATTATGTTTTGAGTTTGGGTAAGTATCTTCTGTATCATAATCATTGTTCCATCTTACTTCTGCATTACAATAAAAACATTTCATTATCCCTCACATGCCAAACAATCAGCTTCAGGTATGATTGTTCTTTCTATTTTTTTAGACACTAACTCTGCACGTTTAATAGCTTCTGAACGACAGTAGTATAATGTTTTTAATTTTCTTTTCCAAGCTAACATGTGTATATCATGTAGCTCTTTTACATTTACATCAGCAGGTACAAATACATTAACTGATTGACCTTGACAAATATATTGTTGTCTGTCTGCGGCATGTTCTATTACCCATTGTTGATTAATTTCAATCGCAGTTTTAAAAGTATCTTTTTCATAATCAGATAACTCTTTGATATGTAATACTGAGCCACGATTAGCAAGTATTGAAGTCCAAGTCTTTTCATTATTTATTCCTTTCTTCTCTAATAATTTTTCTAAGTATTTATTCTTAACTAAAAATGAACCTGACATAGTTTTCTGCACATAAGCATTAGCTCTGTATGGTTCTATTGATGGAGATGTTGTTCCACAAATAATTGAAGAAGAAGCATTAGGTGCAATTGCTAGTAAGTGTGCATTACGTAAACCAGTACCTTCCATGTCTGGTGCTTCACCTCTTTTAACTGCAAGTCTTTTAGATTCTTCTACTGCTTGTGCTTTCATTGTTTTAAATATTTTTAAATTTAATGACTTAGCCAATACAGATTCAAAAGGTATTCCTTTAGATTGTAGATAAGCATGGAAACCCATAGCTCCTAATCCTAAACTTCTTTCATTGTTAGCACTAAATCTTGCTCTAAATAATTCTTCAGGTGCGTTGTCAATAAAATGTTGTAAGACATTATCTAAAAATCTAATTAAGTCAGGTATAAATAAAGAATCATTTTTCCATTCATCATACTTTTCTAAATTAACAGAAGATAGACAACATACTGCTGTTCTATTATCACTTGTAGGTAAAGTTATTTCAGTACATAAGTTTGAATGATGTACTTCTAAACCTAATTTCTTTTGTGATTCAGGCAGTGCTTCATTGATTGTATCTATAAATGAAACATAAGGCTCACCAGTAGCAACTCTACATTCTAATATTTTTTGCCACAAATCTCTAGCTGATACAGTTCTTACAATCTTCTTTGTGTGTGGGTCTACAAGATTCCAACTGTCATCATAAGTAGGTTCTTTAATACAGTTATCAATTAACTGCATAAACTCATTAGAAATATTTACACCATGATGAAGGTTAAGACATTTTCTATGTATGTCACCACCACTAGGTTTACGCATTTCTATAAACTCAATTATTTCTGGGTGAGATATATCCATATAAGCGGCATAACTACCACGTCTTGTTTTACCTTGAGAGAAAGCTAATACTTCTGAATCTACTACGTGTAAAAATGGAATAGAACCTGATGATTGTGAACCACCTGATGTTGAAGTACCATCACTTCTAACATGTCCCCAATAGCCACCGATACCGCCGCCAACAGAAGCTAACCAAGCGTTCTCTGTGTAGTGTCCTGTTAATCCTTCTCTACTATCACCAACATAATTTAAAAAGCATGAAATAGGCATACCTCTTTTAGTACCACCATTAGATAAAATAGGTGTTGAATACATAAACCAAAGTTTAGAGGCATAAGAATAAATACGTTCAGCCATTTCTTCATTATCAGAAAATGCTTTAGCCGCTCTCATAAATCCATCTTGCGGTGACTCTTCTTGTGGTAAAAGGTATCTATCTTTTAATGTTGTCTTACCAAAATCAGTAAGCAACTCATCTCTATTATAATCTATTGTCATTGTTTATCTCATCTTTGTTTTTTATGTCTAAATATTTTTGTCTATCTAGTGTTAAGTAATTAATTTCTATTGGGTCAAACTTATCTAGTGCTTTAAATACAACTTCTTTATTTAACTTACTGCAAGTGTAGACATCTAATTGAATAACAGCAGGACTATCTTCGTCCCATGAATGTAATGCTATGTGTGATGTTTCAATAGCTTGTATACAAGTTAAACCTCTGTTACCTTTTTTATCTACATAGACAGCAACAGTTTCACCTAAAGGTTTCATACCTAAGTCACCTACTAAATTTCTTACCCATGCTTTGATTGTATCTACTTGTATAGGTGGACGTTTAACAGTTGCCCTAATTAAAATATGTTTATGTTCAAGCATCACCCCCCTTACCTAGTTTTAATTTAATTTCTGATTGAGTTTCTTTTTCAAGAATTAAATCAATGTACTGTCTAGCTTTTTTTAAATCTTCTATTTGAGCTTCTTTAGTTTTGTGTTTGAATCTCCAACGACATAAATATTTAATAGCGTTACCTTCTGCATAAGGTATATCATTCTGCATAATAAAAGTAACAGGTTCTATTTTATATCTAAAATAATGAGGGGGTTGTTTTACTTTATCTGCCATAACTTAACCTTACCAGTCTTCTTATTGTATTCACCATGTCTCAAAATGTGAGCTACTCTAGCTTGTTGTAATGCTTCTTTTTCTGAGTAACCTTTATCTTTGTAGATTCCTTTAACAACTTTCCACAAATCTTTTAGTTTAACATTAGTATATTTTTTAATTAACTTTTCAGCAGTCACTATACCTACACCATCTATTCCATCATAGCCATCAACTTTATCTCCTGTCAAAGTTTGAACCATGAATTGATAGTCAGCTAATCTTTCAGGTATTTGTTCTATCGTAACACCATTAGCAGATAAGTTACAAGGTACTGTTCTTAAATCTTTATCTATACTAACAATAACACGCTCTTCATGTAGAGTAGGTTCAGTAGCCATTATGCCTAAGACATCATCAGCTTCTAAATTTTTCCACACTACTCCATTGTGTTTTTCTATAACGTAATCACGTAATGCTTTTAACACCATAGGTTTACGCTTTTCTCTTCTGTTGTTTTTATAAGAAGGAAGAACATCTTTACGAAAATTATTCTTATCAGTTAATGCAACAACATAATCATCTGCGGATAAACTAGAACCTAAATCATCTATCACTGCATCTACATCTGCTTTGCAAACCTTCTCATCACAATGTAAAGTCCATAAACCGTCACCCCAATGTGTATCTATCTCATTGTTAAGAGCTATTTTATATAAAAGTATATCACCATCTATTAACAATACTCTTTTCTTTTTATATTTATCACTCATTTCTTATTTTCCTCTTTGTTTTTTGTGTCTAAATTTTTCTTCAAAAATATTTCAGACAAAGGTACTAAGACAAACCTACTTTGGTGTCCGTCTCCACCACTCTTAATGTTTTTTATATATTTCTTTGCTAACCTTTTAACTGTAGAAACATCAAATATCATTCTGCAATAATCTTTCTGTCCATCAGCTAGTATGTGTATCCAGTAGTCAGCTTTAGTAGCCATTATTCCTGAAGGCTTACCATAACATTCTACTTCTATAGCTATGTTACCAGTTTTAAACCACCAGTCTCTTTCAGTTTTAACTTCTACTTTTGTTTTATCTTTATCTAAAATAGACACAACTCTATTTTCTCTGTCTTGTCCGTACTTCAAATCTTTATCAAAGTCCGAAAACTTTTTCTTTGTATTTGGCATTAATGTGTTTCACTCCAATTGTTACCGATTTTAAATTCTCCTGTTAAAGGGAGTCGTAATTGGAAGTGTTTGCCAGTACATTCAATGGCTTTGACAGCTAACCTACCAACGGTTTCTGCATCTTTTTCAAGACACTCAACCTGTATCTCATCATGCACCCAAACAACTTGTTGAGTGTCAGGAATATCCTTAATTAATTTATTAAACTCAACTAACCACTGCTTACAAACTAAAGCTCCTGAGCTCTGTAAAAGTGTATTGAGTGCGGCATGAGAAGAACGTACTTTAATTTTTCTTTTATCAAGACCAACTAAATGTCCTCTTTCTGATGCTAATTGTACTTGCTCTATTAACTTACTTAGAGCAGGTAAATTATTTAAGAATCTTTTTTTAATCTTTGAGGCTTCACCAACTTTTTTACCTATAACTTCAGCGATACGTTTAACGCCACCACCATATAAAAAGCAATAGTAGTAACGCTTTGCAATATCTCTTGACTCTAACCCTGCAAGTTTCTGAGTCTCTGTGTGTATATCACCATCTAATACTACTTTAGTGTAATCTCCATTGTCATACTTAGACATAAAGTGAGCTAACATTCTAACTTCAAGTCCTGATATATCTATACCAACTAATTTTTTTCCAGTAGGTACAGTAAATAATTCTCTACATTCTTTACCAAAAGGTACAGACACACTTGGAACTTGTGCCATGTTTGGATACGAATGACTTGCACGTGCTGTTACTGTAGAATTAGTATTACAAGTGCCATGTATTTTACCGTTGTTCTCACGTTTTAACCATGCTTGTGTACCAGTCGCTAGTTGTGCAATTCTTTTATCTAATAAAAAATGTTCACATAAAATTTTTGCTTCAGGATATTCTAGTCTACTTAATACAGTATCATCTAGTTTTGGTTTACCATCATTAGTAAACTCTTTGGCTTCCCAATTGTATTTTGTTTTAAGTCTATCTGCTATGTGTTGACGTGAACTAGGATTGAAGATAATAACCTTATCTTTCAATTGTTTACCAGTTTTTTCTGAAATTCTTTTCTCAGTTATAGGTAAGAATATTTTTTGTAACTGTTCTTCTAATTCTATTCTTCTAGTATTTAATCTAGTATATAATTGTTCGGCTTTCTCTTTATTAAAAGTAAAACCATATTGTTCTTGTTTATATATTATGTCAGCTACAGTGTGCTCTAAGTCCATAGCTTGTTGAGAGTAACCTTTTTTCTCAATCATATTGAATAAAGTGTGAGTCACTTGAACATCTTGGATACAATACTCTAGCATACCCACACTAAATTCTTTCCAATCTGTATCAAACTGTTCTTTGTACTCGCCCACCCTGTTACCCCACGCTTTCAAGCTGTGTCTGCCAATACAGTCTCTTGGAAAATTCTTATATTTAAAATCTTGGTCTTTAATATCAGGGAATAGTAATCTAGTTGCTACTATGGTATCAAAAACTTTTGCTTTTGATTTAAAATTATAAAACTTTTCTAAAACTGGTATGTCAAACTTGATTATGTTGTGACCAATTATTAATTGAGCTTCTTCTAATTTCTTTACAGCTTCTTCATTATTAAGATGAAGTATTTTATTTTTGTCTATATCTTTTAAGATAATGCAATGAACTTTAGTAGCTGTATCTAAAAATCCATCTGTTTCTATATCAAAGCAGTATCTCATAATTTAATCTTCTTTATCTTTATTACGTTTACTGAAGGCATTGTTGTTATGTTTCCAACATCACCCAGTGTTCCATTATCTTCAAAATTTACATCTCCAACAATTATATGAACATCTTTATCTGCTTTAATTAACCAACCTGCTGTAATGCAAATTGTAACTTTGCTTTTTAATGCGTCCTTTAAATTTAACCAAGCACTGTTGGAATTAATATCTTTCCAATATACTTTTACAAAAGGTGCATTTAATATTTGTTTATTTATTTCTGGTAATTTCATAATTAATGTAAAGTGTGTGTTTCTATCATAACATTCCAAGCGGCATCTTCTCCACTAAAAGCTAAAGACAATAAAGCATCTTGTAGAATCATTGCGGAACTTTCTTTACCCACATGAATTGTTACTGTTTGTTTTGATTTTTTGGCTCTTGCCACAGCGTCCATGACATACATTGACCATCTCACTGCTCTTTTCTTTTTTTTTATTTCCTCAGAAGTCATCTAAAACTTCTGCTTTTACTTCAGCTAGACAACCTGTTTGTAAATCATAATGTAAACTACAAGCATTGCCAGTCTCACCTGAAAATCTATTTTTTAGTATTTGTAATTTTGCAATATTGTTTTCTGCTTTTAAGTCACGACTCATGGAAAGCACCATGTCAGATAATTGAGCTATGGATTGGCTTCCTCTAAGACTACTTAAAGTTACTTGCTTACCATCTTCAAAACCTTTGTCACCTTCTGTTGACCTACGTAAATGACTAACTAATATTAATCCTATACCTGTCTCTTCTACTAAGGTTCTTAATTTACTTATAAAATAATCAATAAGTTTTCTTTCATCATTAGTATGTTCGTCACCTAATGCAGACAATGCCATGTGTAAATGGTCAAGTATAACCCAGTCTACGTTACAAGCCTTAGCTAAATATCTTATTTTAGAAAGTAAGTTATCTGCGGCACTTGCTCCGAAGTGATTATATAAATAAAAATTGCCATTACCAATAGTAGAGGCAAAGGTGGTACGTAATTGTTCTTCATCTATTCCTTCTCTTGTTAAATGTAATGGTTTCTTTAAGTGAACACCCATAATTCCAAGTGCACTTCTTTTAATACTTTCTTCTAATGCTATGTATCCAACAGAATATTTTTGTTCTAATAAACTTAAAGCTACATGTCTACAAAAGCTAGACTTACCAACTCCACTACCTGCTGTTACTGTAACTAATTCACCTTTACGTAATCCATGAGTCTTTGTGTTTAAACATTCAAATGGATATTGTGCTGTTACATAAGTATCTTCTTTTTGTATATCATTCCAAATGTCAGCACCTAAAATAATTCCATCAGGTCTGTAGGCTTTACTAGACCATATACAATCTGTTAATTCTTTTACTTTATTTGCAAGTATCATTTCATTTGCATCTTTTAAAGGTAACGTACATATCTTAGCTTTGTTAGGTGTAAGTAATTTAGCACATTCTATTGCACCTTTTTTACCCTGTTCATCTTGGTCAAAACAAAAATAAACAGAATCAAATCCTTCAACCCACTCAAGCTCTCTTTGTATATCTCTCTTAGCTCCTTGAGCTCCTGATTTAATACTTACAACAGGAAATTTATTTTGATTAATAGCGGAGATACTCATTGCATCTATCTCGCCTTCTGTAACAATCAACATTTTTCCTTTGTCTCTCCATAAATGCTGACCAAATAAACCTGCTTCTCTTGCATCACCTAACCATTGAAAAGTTTTGTCAGGGTATCTTAGTTTTTGTGCAACTAATTCTTTATTTTTATTATAGTAATTTGCTATTTGACAAGGTCTGCCAAACCACGCACCAGATTGGTAATTGAATTTTTGAACTGTGTTGTAATTAATTTTACGTTTTGTTAATTCCGTAATACTACCTTCTATAAATTCTTTACTGGTTTCTGTTGATACTGGGTTATTCAAATCGTTTCCTTTTGTTGTTGTGTTACAAGAAAAGCAAAAAGCATGTCCATCTGAATAGACAGAGTTTGCATCACTAGAATTGCAATTGTCACAAGACGTGTGATATAAAAATTCACTTTCAGTTTTTTGCATAAAATTTTTTGATTAATTATTTGGGAAATTGGGTGTGGTAGTTTCCACTCTCGCTTCTCTACCACACAAACAAACTATCTCAACAACTCTGATACATCAAAGTGTGGAGATACGGAGTCAGTCACATCTCTGTGACCTACTACATCAGCCTGATACTCCTGTTTCAACTCTTTTATAAGTTTAACCAAAGCGGTATACTGTTTGAACGTGAAGTTACAATCAGGTTGATTGTCTAATGATTTTCCGCCTACTAGGCAGATACCAATAGAATTTTTATTAGACAGTTTAAGAGAACCATCTGCTATATGTGCACCTGCAACTTGTATATCTCTACCATCTTGGATTGTGCCATCTCTTTTTATTATTTTATGAAATGCACATGAGAACAAGCCGTCTTTACGGTGTTGTGTGTCAATATCTTTTACATCAAAGTCTTCTTTTGGTGAAGACTCGCTACTATGTATTACAATATACTTTGTTTCTTTTCTAACATTATTCATTTTCTCTAACTTGTTTATTGTATTATGAAATTCTTTTATATCTTTATCAGTCATCATAACCATTCAATAGGAATATGTTTGTCAGAATACTTAAATCCGTATTTCTCACACCACATTCCATAAGTTGTTTTACTTTTTTTACTAATCCTTTGTTTACTATTACTAAATATAAATCTAATATCTAGTTTTGGGTGTTGTTCTTTTATAAATCTCATCTTTTTTCTGTCTTGAGATGTGAACAAGCCTTTTGTTTCTATAAAGAAATCTTTTTCTTTTAAATAAAAATCAGGTGTATACGTATGTATTTTTTCAGGGACAGTATACTTTAATTTAATTGTTTCAAATTCGTATTTTACTTTATTTAAGTCAAGCTCTTTTGATATTGCTATCTCCAAGCCTGACCTAAATCCGTATCTAAGACCTACTTGATTAGAAGTCAGTGTTTTGCGATTGTTCCACTTCATTTTCAAATGTCTTATCTTCTGGTGCTCTATAACCATCTTTAATTTCATCAAAGCCATAACCTTTTGAGTTACCTGCTCCGCCTTCAACAAGTTTAGTTATTTGCACTGCTCTTAATCTAAGGCTAACTCCTGCACCTGCCATTGCAGTGTAATAAGGTATCAATTCTGCTGATACTTTCATTTCACTACCTGACCAAACATTAGCGTCAACCATAGGTTTACCTGCACTGTCAAAGATAGCAACTTTATTTGGAATAACTTTACCATCTCTAGTGATTATCTTTGCTTTAGTTTTAAACTTAAAGATAATATTGCCAGTAGCTTTACCTTCATCATCTCTCTCATCTTCATAAGGAAGGTTAGCCATCTTAGGCTCTTTTCCTTTAGTCTTCTCTTTAGCAAGAGTAACACTTTTCTTCATCTCATTATCAATTGCTTTAACAACTGACTGAGACTCATCTGATTTAACAATAAGATTAGTCTTGTAATGACCATCTGCATCAAATTGTGTATCAGGGGTTGTAAGCCACGCATATTGACTAACGCCAACTGGTGTTACAATCCTTACATTATTGTTTTTTGACATATATATTTCCTTTTTTATTGTCTACTAGGGGAACTTTACTCTGCTTATGCAAAGAAGAACCTGCTTTTCCTCAATTCATTTATATCTAAATCACCTTTTTGAGGAACTTCAGGTAATTTAGCTTTCAAGTTTTCAGGTAATTGTTTTAAAACGTCATTTCTGAAATTCTCTAATATATCATTTTCAGTAAATAGTTTTATAAACGCTTCTCTTAGACTTGTGTTTAGAACTTCTACGTCAGCCGCAGTAGTTCCGAATGAGTCGTGTACGTTACAGAAATTGGTAATACCATTATCTAATGCAACATTCACAGTCTCAATCATTGCGGCGGAGTCTACCGAGTGAACCAGATTAGGTGCTACTCCGTTACTCATTCGCAATTTGTCAGTTAAGTCAGTCTCAGTATTTATACGAGGCTTTATAACTTCACCCATTAACATAGCCTTAACTCTTTTAGACTTCATCTCAGGGTATGACTGATATACTGGAAAGCCAACAGGCGTAACCCAGTGTATAGGCAACTGTTCTTTAGCAACAATACGAGCAATGTCCTGTAAAAATTTCATTCCAGTACGTGCTGATTGTAAATTGTCACCAATGCTATCCCATATTATACTTGCTAAGTATGAACATGGTTTAAACATATCATTAATAAAAGGGTGTTCTTCTCCCTTATCTTTACGTTTTGTTAAGTCTTCAACAACAAAGTCCGTACAAGAATATCTGGTACTTCCATAACAGATAGTCATAATACTTCTTTTAGTCGTTGAACGCTTCACTCCATAATCAAGCCATTGTTGTGCATACGGTCTTCCTTCAACCGCATGTTCTTTTAGTTTCTCTATTACAGAATTTGCAACTAATTGATAAATGTCTTTAGGTTTATCACTAGGTAATAAATTGACTAACTCACCTGCTTTTTTGTCTCTTAACATTAATGAATAAATTTGTAATCCATTACAAGAGCCATCAACATTAATAACAATGTTAGATACAAAGCCATAACCTTCAGCTTTAAATCTTTTCCACTCCTCAGCCCACGCTAAGAATTGAAAAGCATTACTTGCGTCTTCCCATTGTCTATTTGTGAATGGGTCTTCAACACATTTAAGTATCCAGTCTTCATTATCTTCAACCCATTTAACTCTATCTTCTAATGAGACTTTATCATTGCCATACATATTCGCACCATGAACTGCTAACCAAAAATCACCTTTGTTCTCTTCAGTGATAGGTTTACCATGTGCAAACGACAACAATGCTTTAGCACCATTAATAGATTGATAATTTAAAAAGGCAGGAACGGCATACGCTCTTCCTCTGAAATCAAATTGTAATGGAAAGTATACTGTGGCATAAGTTTTAAATTTATCACCAAGATACAATATCTTTGCATACAACATTCTTTTAGAGAACATACGAGCATTTTCTGTGTGGACTATAACTGCTTCTTTTTTCCACTTACGTCTTGACTCTTTATTTTCTTTAATGTCGTGAGGCTTGTTAGGAACTGTAAGATTTTTAATTGGTGGCATACCACCGATAGCCAGTCCTCTGTCCCAAGCCTCAGCCATAACACCTAAAATATAATTATTTATTTTATATGCGGTTGACTGCATTGCGTTTACCGCCCTGTATACTTTAGGCATTTCAAAGTTAGCTAATTCTCTAGCAAACAATTTATTCTTTTGTTTAACTAAATCTAACTCTGGTAATTCCTTAGTCCAATAACCGCCACCATGAACTGTTGACCACATTTTAGGGGGCATTACAGTCATCATGTAATCAGGATTAAGTAATTCATTAAAAGCATTTCTATTTTTAATCCATTCTCTAGTCTTCTGAGTCTGTTTAATAATCTTAGCTTTTTTGTGTTTAATAGTTTCTACACCCAACTCAATCATACCAGTAGACTCAATCATAAGCTCTACGAGTCTTAAACCTACGTGTAGTTTAGTTGGAGTAGTCCATTCTTCCCAAGACATAATAGTGTCTCTTTTAGCACTCTCTCTAAGTTTTCTACGCTTATAAGTATAATTCCAAGACCTTTTGTCTAAATCTTTTTTAACTGTGTCGTATAACTCTGGGTTTAAATATCTGAAATTCTTTAAAGCTATTTCAGTCTCAACTTTACCACCTAGACTAATACATGTAGCAGTTAATGGTTTATATTGTGTGATTGTATTGATTATATGTTTACCAGTTATCAAAGCCAATATCTCAGGTTCAACTTCACATAATTTAGTGAAAGCAATAGGTGGTTTACATACAGTACGTTCAGATGTACGTTTTATCCAGTCACCTATGTGCATTGCTAAAGGTCTGATTGTGTTGGCTACCATTACTTTACCGTAACTGGTAACACTCTCTTCTTCTCGGTCAATATGACTATTGAGTCTTTTATTCGTTCTTACTGTCCCTGACAAAGCCATGTCTTTTTCGTTAGCCTCTTGGTCTGGGAAAGTAGGCATTATTTCTAATATCTTGGTCAATTTAACTCCTATAAGTTTATGTGTTAATTTGTGCTATCTACTATGGGAACTTTACTCGTAGTCTTCCAATATTGAGACAGCTTTTAGTAGATTTTTAGGCATTAAATGGGCATACCTAAGCGTCATATTGTAAGACTTATGACCCAACCATTCTTTAATAAAGTGTAATTCTACTTTACCTGATTGAGCTAATCTTGAAGCACAAGTATGACGTAAGCAGTGAATAACAAATTGTTTATCACTAGCTAAGCCCATGTCTAAACGTAATTTAGTCCATACACGCTCAGCCATGCTATAATCTAAATGACTAAAATCACCTGATTTTTTTAATAAAGATACACAACGTCTAGTCAAAGGTACACTCCTCGTTGTACTATTTTTAGTCTCATCTGCATATAATACAATAAAGTATTTACCATCTAATTTTTGAATTGCATCTTTTTTAAATGACAACGCTTCACCAAGTCTAACGCCTGTATCCAACAGAAATAAAAATAGACTCAGATATGGACTCTTGCTTAGAATCTTAATCATTGTCTGCTCTTCTTCTGGTGTCATAAATCTTAGTCTAGCTTTAGACTCTTCCTGCCATACTATGTGCGGAACTCTATTCATCTGGTAGACATTAGGTCTTTGATAAGCATATTTTAATATCTTACTTACACTCGCAAGATACCTGTTAATTGTTGAACCCTTAATTCCACGCTTCTTTAAATGTGCAGTTAAGTCTTCAATATTCTCTTCGTGTATATCTTTTGGACTAAGCTCAGCTCCAAAAAAATTTAAGCAAAGCTCAGCTCTACTATCCTGAGAAGTTTCCCAAGATAGTGAGTCTTTTATTTCTTTTATTGTTTTCATTTTAATCCCACTCTTCTATTTCATTATTATTTAACGCATTACATAAACTTTCCATATCGTTTGCGTTAAAGTTGATTTCTTTTATTTCTTGGTCTTCACTAACAGTTGGCATTTCATTTTCTAAATGCTTTTTTATATGTCCATAAACAATCTTTTCTTCGCCTGTTGATGAATTATACTCTGTCAGTTTATATATTACTCTATCTGCCATTTTTACCTTCCTTTAACATTTCTTTTATTAATAAGACAAAGAAGCCCAAGATTAAAACCTTGAGCTCCATTGGTGCATCTAAAAATATTTCTATCATTTACCCTTCCTTTGTTTCCTTGTCACGTGTGGAATTGCAATAACTTTTTTAGAATAGTTATGTTTTCTGCTCGTCCAATAGATGTCCGCCTCTACACACTTTGTTGGTGGTGTAAATTTGGCTATTGCTTTTTTAAGACTCAAAGCCTTAACTACTACAGGCTCAGCGTCTAACTTAGTAAGTACGCCGTTTAGTCTTTGCTTACTTACAAAATTATAGTCTATCATATTATTCATACCTATGTTGTTTTAATATTACTTTAAAATGAATATCACATCTAGCGTCATGGCTATCACTTATCTGTTCAACCATATCTATAAATGCTTTACTATTCATGCCGTCTTTAGAAGACATATTTGCTTTTTCAACAGGTACGTCTTTTTTTGTTTTAGAGTTATAATCATAACCATCAACTCTAATATTATAACTATCAATATATATTGACATATTTTTTACTCCTTTGTTTGTTTGTAAAGACAGAGCCAAGCTAAGCTCAGCTCCATCTCTTTGTTGATTAAAATGGTAGCAATCCCCATACTTTTTGTGCATAGATAAAAGTATAAGTGCCAACCACTTTTGCTTTATATACTAACCAAGACATATATCCTTTTTGTTAGTTTGTTAAGAGCTAAGCTCAGCTCCACGCTCCAGTCAATACTATAAAAGTTTGATAATCACGCTAGAAGCTAAGCTCAGCTCATTTAATGGAGTAGGCGGTATCAGGAAGCCAACACCTGATTGATTAACGAATAACTCGCATAGTGTCCAAGGCTAATTATAGCCGCCTATCTCCGATAGAGTCATTAGCTCTATTAATTATGTTGTAAGCCGTTCTCGTATCTACCTTACTAGGCAACAATACAACATAAGCTGATTAAAATGCAAAGCATGACCCAAAAATATTGAGCTCATCAGTGAAGGCATGACCTTCAGACAAGGCGGAAGCTCCGCCCTGTTTCGCTCTTTGTGTTTATTATTATTAATCACGATAGCCGTTGACTCTTAATCGTTCAGCGTATCGCTCATTCCTGAACGCTTCCTCTTTGGCTTCCTCTTCTTTTTTCCACTTTTTAAAGTATTTTTCTTTTAATGACTCTTCGCTCATATAGTTTTTAGACTCCATTTTTTTCTTATACTTGTTATATGTTGCAGTCTTAACTAGCTCACCGTCAACATAGAAATTATAGTTTTTTTCTTTGCCGTTGTCATTATGACTTATACTATAATCACCGAATTGATAAGAATTGGCGGCACTTGTGCCAACATAAATCCGACTTTGTGAATAGTCTCTAATACCTTGAGACTTTGCCGCCGAATTACTATAAGCGTTGTTATGAGTATCAACCCATATTGGATAACTTCTCATTTTTTAGACTCCTATTTGTTTAATTTCTGAATTGCTTTGAGCTCATCAGTTAAGGCTTAACCTTAAGACAGGGCAAAAGCTCCGCCCTGTTTCGCTCTATTTATTGTTGCATAATTCAATTAATTTATCATAACCCTTCCAAACATAATCCTTGTTTTTTAATGTCTGTTTTGGGTTTCCTGTATCATGCACCATATCATAATATTCAACAGCTTCTCTTATTCTGTCTATTGCTTCGCTCATATTCATATTATAAAGCTCCTGTTGACTTCATACCCATTATAGCAATAATTCCTATAATAAGTATTCCAATTGTTAAAAATATACCAATCATATTATAAAACTCCTAATATTGATAGCATTATATAACCATATAATAAAACAGCTATATTGAAAAAAGCTAATTTAATTGACATGTTATAGACTCCTATTTGTTAGTTTGTTTATTTTAGTTTAAATGCAAGGCGGCTAAAAATCAACCGCCTATACATGTTAAGTTTAATATCTCGCAAAATATTTCTTTTTGTGAAGCTCTAGTTTCTGCTCTAGTGTGAGCTCATCTTCTAAAGACTCAACAAAAATAGACTCTTGCGAGTCTAACAGCTCACGCCCACCAGATACAAAACCAATTTTATTAATTTGTATCTCGTTGAACATGTGCTCTAATGTTTGGCAACCGTAACAAATTATAAATGTTACAGCCAACCCTCTTTAACTGCTTCAGCCAACATTTTAATCTTTTTGGCTTTGTCAGTCTCTTTATTATAAAGTCTAAAATGTTCTGCCTTGGCTTGGCTGTCTTTAAACTTTGCCAGACTTTCAGCGTTCTGCATTTTAGAGACTTTTTTAGATATCTTCATTATATAAAAGACTCCTGTTTGTTTCGCTATTACTGATAGCTCTTCAGTCATATTTAATAATATGAGACAAACATAGTTTGATTGTTACTGGCTCAAGCAATGACGCTGAAGCACTAGACCGACTCGCTCACCTGTTGGCTCACTGTTGCGGTGTCCGACTCTTTGTTGCCAAGGTTTCCCAAGGCTGTGACCTCTATGCTTCCGAGGGTGTCAGAAACTTTTTAAAACTTAAGCTCAAGCCTTCTGTCACTGCTGTTAGCACTTGGTAAGAAATTAAAAAATTGAACATAAAAACACAATAGCAGAAACGGATATATTTAGTAATGTTATTATTGCATAACAGATATGTGTGAATTGCATAGCTTATAGCGTGTAAATTGTGGATTGTGAGTTATTGAGATTGTGGCAGAACTGCCTTAATTGGAATTGTTGTACTTACTTAATATTATGAATTAAAATTTAATCATAAATAATTAATTGTTGTTAATGTAATTAGAGTAAACCATAGACAGCACAGAGCCGCCCAAGTAAACAACTTAATATATTTCACTTCTTATCTTCTTATCTTGTTAGTTGGTTAATGTTATTAGTAATGAGTGAGTGAGTACTATAACTATAGTGTAAACTCTGGCTCTTCACTAATATGGGAACTTTACTCTATAACTTATTGAATTGAAAAAAACAGACAAGCACAAAGACAAGCCAAAACAAAAAAGAACCACGAGCCCACCAAAAAAAGAATTAAACGGATATAATGTCCGTTATTTTTCCCAGAAAAAAGGCTTTTTGTTTCCCACAGGGCATGTAATTTGCAACCCATAGGGGAAATTCCGCCGACGCTACTGCGATATACCCCTTCATATTTTTTTATTAAATATTAGGGAGACACATCAAAAGCAGGAGCTATTGGTTTCTTTTTTAACGAGTCTTCTAAATAGTTAGCTTCGTCTAATCTTCTAGGTTTAAGTATAGGATTATCACCAAAGTTTCTTAAATTGGCAATCATAGCTGTCCAATCACCCTCTGCCGCCTGTTTTATAAAGTCCATTTGCTTACCATCTTTACGTGTAAAACTAACCCCATGATTGAAGCCTACAGAAGTTATTACAGTCTGTTGTGCCATAGTCAAATCTTTAAAATTCTTGCCATTAGACACTTCAAAATACTTTTCAGCTATCTTATTTGCATACCATCTTTTAGAATTTTTATCTATAAGATTGGCTTCTTCAGAAGTTATTTGTAAATCTTTAGCTTTTTCTTTTGCTTCTGAACCTGAGATTCCTGTGAATATAATAAGTTTATTAATTAAAGGTTCTGGTATTCCCATTGCTTTTAAATCATCAGCAGTTTTCATTTTTAAATCAAAACCAGTAGCTATAGTCACACCTGAGTTTTCACTAGGTACATAGCCATTAGTCCATTGACCGCCTTCTTTTTTTGCAATGAAGTTCCAATCAATGTTAAATTCTTTATTCTCACTCATGTTATATAAATCTATCCTTTTGTATACGTCTTCCGACTGTGTTTTCCATAAATTTCTCCAAGTCTCTGTCCAATAACTCTGATTTGTGTTGGTTATATGAGAGTAACTGGTCTCTGTCCATACGCTCAACCCAAGCATTAGCGGCAATAGCCACTGCATCAATTTGGTCATCATGTCTTAGAGCTCCTTTGTCCCTTGTTAATCTAGTCATTTGTCTAAACAACTGGTGGTCAGGTTCTAATTTAAAATCTTCCTTAATTAATAAATCATCTACTACGAGCCTATGACTATTCATAATTGGCTCTAAAGTATCAATGATACGTTTCTCTTTTTGAATATTGTGTCTTACTTCCTCTACTTCACATGGGTGTATCTTAGCCATGATAGGTTTAAGTAATTGTGTTGCCATACCATCACCAAAGTTAGACTCTATGACTACATAGTTTACATCATTCTTCTTAGCTATATTAGACAATCTATACAGAGTATCCTCTGAGTATCCACCATCTAATGAACCTACGGCAGTCAAATAAAGCACTCCATGAAGCATTTTAAGCACCGCATACGCTGTTTTGTCTTCTCCACGACCACTAGGGTCAATTGACATAATAGTACCCTCAAATTTCGTGTATTCTTTAGACATAAACAATGGTGCTACATAATAGTCACCTTTTAAGCCTACATTAGGCAACTCAGGGTCTACTGCTTTAATTTGTTCAGGAGAACTAGCCCATTGTATTTTAGCAGGAGCATCTTTCCATGTAGATGAACCTGAAGCTACAATTAAGTCATTCAACTTTAAAGGGTATCTGTTTGCGTCAGACATTGTAGTATCTAACATAAACTGTAGGTTGAATCCACTTTTACCATAACTTGATAGTCTTTCCAATAAGTCTACTTCATCAAATCTTTTAGGGTCTGTGGGTTTACCTTCGTCCCCATCAATTATATCTGCAAGTTTGCTACCATATCCTATTCTTTGAGTCTTAGTAGGTACTAATGCAGTCCATATTTTAGTCTTAAAACCTCTTTCTTCTAGGTCATTGTATAATGACATCTCTGTTTGAGGTGTTCCTAAGAATATAATACGTCCTACTTCAGGTTTTATGATTGCATCAAACTCTTTTACAGTCTCACCAAGTCTATCACGCATAAGTTGTGTTTGTGAGTTATTAGCTGACTCTACGTCATCAGCAATAATTAAATCTGCACGTGAACCTGTAAGTTGTCCTGTAATACCCATTGATTTAACACTTGGTGCATGTGATGCTAACGCAGGTGCTACATCAAAACTAATTTTTGAATGTCTTTGGTTGTCTCTTGGTATTAAATGAGACAGTATAGGCATCTCACCTATTAATCTTTGTGTAAATGTACTGAAATCATCAGCCCTACTTTTAGATGCAGATACAACTAATATGTTACGTTGTGGGTTTAATAGAAGTTGGTGACAGACAAATGCTGAAGTAATCCATGATTTACCTACACCTCTAAAGGCTTCTATTACTATTCTTTTGTTAGATGATTGCAAATAATCTGCAATATCGTACTGTATAGGTGTTGGTTCTGGTAAGTTTAAGTGTTTCCAACACAAATACAAAAAATTTTTAAAATTCTTAATTCGTTTATCCATCTGTATCAAATGGTACACTATCTAAAATGTTATCAGGTTTTTTATTAAGATTATCTGTACTATAAGTTTTACAGACTTCTAAACATACCTTCATTTCTGAAGCGGTTAGCTCTTCTCCTGATTTTAATTTTGTATATGCGTGTTTTACTAATAATTCTGGTAGTTCTTTAACAATATCATCAATACTAACGACCTTGTCCGTTGTACTTTTTGAAGGTACTTCTTTTGTTTGGTCTTTTTGCATGTCTTCCTTTTCTCTTCTTAGGTTTCTCTCTTACTTCTATAAGTTTAAAATTTACTCTAGCCATAATTAAGGTGTATGATATTCCATAAGCCGAGACTCATGTTTATCTTTTACTTCTCTCTGTAGTTTCTCGTTTTGTTTTTCTAATTCTCTTTTTTCTTCTTTTAATTTATTTATAATGTCGTCTTTGCTCGGTTGTATTAAGTCTTCAAGACTTTTATCCATATTACTCCAATATTAATTTTTTAATACTTTTTTGTTCCATGTAAATTTCTGTCTCTGCCATTGACTTTATGCACTGGTATTCAACACTTTTTGAATTATTGCTACGCATTGCTATACGTTTACCTTTAAGACATTCAGACATAGTGTTTTGTATTCTATGTTCCTTAATCTCTCCGTTGATAATCATAAGTAGGGCTATTACCATTTCTGTCATAAAATCTTACCTTTGTTTTCTCCTTCTTTAATAACATATTTTTGAGTACCATGTTTACCAGTTTCTACTTCTTTTTTTAAATCTTTAGTTAATTGCATTTGTTTATTTTTCTTTTCAGTATTTTTCAAATGTTCAACAACTTTTCTAATGACTCGTTCCATTGGCTCTAACTTTATCTTTTAAAATTTCTATATCTTCCAATGCTTTTTCCATTTGTTTTGTTAAAAATTGTATATTAACTTTATTGTGCATCATATCTTCTATTCTTTTTTCAATTTTTTCCACTGTTTTGTATAAATCTTCTAGCAACATATATTGCTCTTGGTCTGTGGGTAATTGTTCTGATTTTTTGAGTAAATCAGCTTGGAATAGTTCTCTTGATGTTTCCAGTGAGGTTAGTCTAGCAGTTACTTCTGTGTATCCTATTACACCAGAAATTATTATCGCTACAATACCAATCATATTTTTAATTGGCATAGTTACGTTTGTTTTTTCGCTTACTTTCATTATAATAATCCTATTAATAGTCCTAATACTGCTAGTGTTATCACGTTACTTCTTAACTAATGAGCCACCAAAGTATAAACCTATAATAGCTGACACTAAGTTAGTATCTAACGGTGTAATTACTAAACTATTAGAGGATAGTGTTATCCATTTCATCACTTCTTTTTCTGGTATAAAGAAAAATGCAGGTTTAAATTCTAAATATCCTACAATTACACTTACATCAGGTGATATTAATGGCATTAATTTTGGTAATAATACTATTGCAAAGACAGCCATTAAAGCTATAATTCTTCTAGTCCATTGAAAGCCTTTATTGTCATATTCTCTAGCTTCCTTGAAACCTTGTTGTTGAACTTCAGCTCTTTGAATAAGCATTTTTTGTTCTGCTTGTTTGGCTTTAATACTTTGTGACCAAATACTCATAACTCCACCTAATACAGTAGAGCCTAACATTGTTATCATTTCAAATGGCATATCTTATAACCACCATAAAATTACAGACCAAGCAATAAATGCCGCTAATACTCTTCTGTCTGTGTTCATTAAATATATCTTAGCCTTGTTCTTCCAAAACGTAGGCGTATCTCCAAATATCATCATACTTTTTCTCCTATTCTTTCACATTCCATTGATATTATTATTTGTCTTCTTAAAAATTCTTCATGGACTGACATACCAATAGAAGACACAGTATTTATACACTGTTCTTCATTTGTTAGTTCCATTGTTAAAGGCAAATCCCCTTGTAAACACAAGTTTTGACCATTGACTGCAAGTATACAAAGTATTGCAGTTATCTTAAACATTATTTTTTCCTTTTCTTTTTCTCTTTTCGTATAACTAAATTTTCTATGTTAGCTATAATTGTGTCAAGAAATCCACAAAATCTTAAAATTAGTCTATCAATCATATTACTTAAATTGAAAAACACCAATTATTGTTGCTATTATTGTTCCTAAGAAAACAAGAACTTTAACCATTCCTTTTCCAGTAGAAACATCTTGTCTTAAACTTTTAACTTCTTTTTTTAATTCAGTAATACTTTCATGCAATAACTTCATACGTTCTGCACATATTTTTTCGTGGCTTGATAATCTTATTCCTGCTGAAATTTCGCTAAATTCTTTTGGAGTTAGCTTTTTTCTAGCCATTAGTATTGTAAGCTAACGCCTCTTATTCTAGCTTCTTTACTTCCACTAGCTTGATTAGCAAAAGATATTTTATATTTTAATTGTGTTCCTGCTGTTACAGATAAGTCATTTACTTTAGCCATCTTAATACCAGAAGCAAAGTCTGGCATAGCTGTCATTGTAGCAGTAGTGAAATTGCTACCATTGTCTGCTGATAATTGTAAAACTATATCTGTGTTTAATGCGTTAGTACCTGCGTTGTCTTGGTAAGTAATAATAGCACCCATCTTGTTAGTTGATGATGGTGCTGTAATTACATTGGATATAAAGTTTCCAGTTGCATTAACACTATTAACAGTTTCTTCTAATCCTTTTATAGCAGTCATTCCACTTCTATAAAAACAATTATTAAATTGTCTTTGACCAGTAGTTTGACCAAATCCACAAATAAACCATAAAGCAGAAGTATCATTAAAATCACTTTGTGAAAAAGTGTATTTATTTACACCATCATATTGAATGTATAATCTGCCATTCATTCTAGCAAATCTTGTTTGAACACTTGAACCTGCTGAACCACCAGAAATATTACTTGTTAAACTTGTATTGTTTTTTCGTACTGGTGTTGTTGTTGCATTGTTTCCACCAAATCCCATAAAATAAACATTACCTGCAGTTTTACTATAAGTAAATATGTCACCACCATTACCAAGTATTGATGCTGAATTGTCTGCAACACCCCATTCATACATTTGAGCTGATGAAGAACTTGTAGAACCAAAATCATTATTTACGCCAGTAAAACCAACAACAAAATTTCCAGTTAAGAAAGCACTAGATGATTGGTGGTTATAATTATAACTCGTTCCACTATATCCTAAATCATCTCCAGTACCATAATCTTTTCTTTCTTGGTTAGCATAGAAATTTGTGTTTGAAGCAGTTAAGCTAGTTAAAGTTCCACCACTATCGGCTGTTGCTGTTTGTGTTGTTTCAATAACTGAAGAAACAAATTCATTAGCATCTCTGTCAGTATTAGTTTCTGTTCCTATTCCAGTATCATCTTGGAATACATCAACATACATTGAGTTAGTATTGTAAGCACTTTTGTTTTCGTTAGATGCTTGTCTAATAGCTAAAGTAGAAATATCATTAACAATTTTATTATCATCAAATGATGTTGCGTGTTGAGATACATTAGATGCCGCTATTCTTGCGTCTGCAAACGTACCAGATGTAATTTTACCTGCATCTAAATTTGGTATTTCTGCCGCATCTAGGTCTATAGCTCTATTTGCTACTTTAATTATCGCCATCTACTGTTTCCTTTATTATTTAATTATTATAAAACGATTGTATTCGCTTCGTCTTCTGTAAGAGCTTCACCTGCTATAAGTTTAGCTTTAGCACTAGCTTTAAGATTATCTTTTTCAGTTTGTGCATCTATGTCTGCTTGTTTTTCAGTTGCATTTAATGCTTCTTCAGCTTCTCTTGCACTAATTTCTTCAGCAGTCATTTCAACATCAATACCATTTACATTTTTTTTCATATTTAATTATCTCCTATTTAATTCCATAAAGTGTTGCAGTTGCTTTTAAAAAGTTTCCAGCTCCACATTCAAGTCTAATAGAGTTATTAGCTTCAGCGACATCATAAGTTCCACCACTTGTACCAATATTAATTTGATTACTATTATTAGCATCTCCATCAACAGCCATAACTACTGCTACACCAGAAGTTTGAAAAGCTGCATCAGACATTCTGTTAAGTGTTGCTTCCATGAATAATTCTCCATTTGTACTATGTTCAGCACCACCTCTAGCTTGTAGTAATCTTGAAGTTGAACTTCCTCTATCTGTGCCGCCAGAATAATAAGTTCTGTTAGTTTCACATAAATATCCAGAAGTTCTAAATGTTCCACCAACTCCAATACGAAGTAATACATTTTCTCCTTGATTTACTGGTTGAGCATTATGAAGAATTACTTTGTATGTGTTGTATGTACTGTCGATAACAACTCCATTTGAGCCATGTTCGAAAATTACATAAGCAGTTGATGATGTAATAGTCGTTCTTGCAAGTTTAACCCAATCAGATGATACTGTTCCCCAAGATGGGTTAGCACCAGAGCCACCAGTTTGAAGTACCTGATTTGCTGTACCTGCAGGTAATCTTTGTAGACCA